CCTCCACGCGTGTGTGTCCTGGCCGGGACGTTTTACGACCGGGCCGGCCCGATCCCGCCGAGCTGCGCCGAGCCGCGCCGAACCGCCGCCGATCGGTGTCGGCGGCCGGCGCTACCCTGCCGGGATGGCTCACTTGACCGGCCGCCGTGTGGCCGTCGCTGTCCTGCTGGCCGCCGGCGCGGCCCTGCTCACCGCCGCCGCCCTGGCGTTCGTGGCGTTGGCCGCGGACATGCGCCGGCAGGGCCACCGGGACGACGACGACGATTCGGTCGCGACCCTGCTGCGCCGCGGATCCCTCTATGGCTGACGACGCGGCGCGTGTCCTGTGCCAGTTGACGATCATGTCGGACGGCCGCGGCGTGTGGGCCGTCGCCGCCGTGAACGCCGGCCCGCCGCCGCCCGGGATGATCGCCGCCGACGTCGGCCTGGCGATCGCCGGGTCGCTGGAACCGTTCGTGACGGCGCTCGACCACGCGTGGACCGCGGCGCGCGCCGCCACGAACTGACCGGGCGGTGTCGGTGCCCGGTGCTAGTGACACCGCATGCGACCGCGCCTGCTCGACCTGTTCTGCTGCGCCGGCGGCTGCTCGACCGGGTACGCACGCGCCGGCTTCGACGTCGACGGCGTGGACCTGGCGCCGCAACCCGACTACCCGTTCCGGTTCCACCGGGCGAACGCGCTGCGCTACCCGCTGACCGGGTATCAGGCGATCGCCGCGTCGCCGCCGTGCAAGGTGCACACCGCGCTACGGCACACCGTCGACGTGGACGCCGCCCTGTTCGACGTGCACGAGGATCTGATCGGGCCGATCCGTGACCGGCTGATCGACGCCGGTGTCCCGTACGTCATCGAGAACGTGGTCGGCGCGCCGCTGATCGACCCGGCCGTCTACTGCGGTTCGTCGTTCGGCCTGGCCGTGCGCCGTCACCGCCTGTTCGAAACGAACTGGCACCTGGTCGCCCCGCCGTGCGACCACGCCGCGCAACCGGAGGTGCTCGGCGTCTACGGCACCGGCGGCGCCGACGCCGGCCGGGCGGCCCGCGGCGGCGGCGGCGGCCGCAAGGTGAGCGGCGCCGACGCGGCCGCGGCGCTCGGTATCGACTGGACGACCGATCAGCGGCGGCTATCGCAGGCGATCCCGCCCGCGTACACCGAACACATCGGGCGCCAGTTACGGGCCCTGCTGTAACGGCCGTGGCACACTGAGCGATCAGACCGAAGGGCGGGTGTTCGTGCGTGACCGATCCGCTGTTCGCGTACCTGCCGGGCCCGGTCGGCCCGCTGCGCGCCGCGCTGGATGCGCTGGTCGCCGATCAGGTGACCGCGGGCGCCCTGCTGCGGCCCGACCTGATCCTGGTCGCCGAGTCGCTGGCCGACCGGATCGACTCGGCGAACGCCGCCCGGGCATACCGCGGCCTGGTCCTGCTGACCGCCGAATACCGGGCGGCGACCCGGGATCTGTTCGAAGCGGTGCCGGCCGCCGATGACGGCCTGGACGCTGCCCTCGCCGAATTCCGTGCGGCCGAGGCGCATCACCCCGCGGGACCCGTCCCGAACAACTGACGGCGCCGCCGGCGCGTTCGTGGCGCACTTGCACGGCCGGCCGTGGAAACCGCACCAGCGGGCCGTCGCCGACCTGATCGGCGAGCAGACCGCCGCCGGCGGCTACGCCTACCCGGTCGTGGTGATCCTGTTCCCCCGGCAGACCGGGAAAACGACGTTCGCGTTCGATCTGGCGATGGGCCGGTGCCTGGAACAACGCGACTACCGGGCCGCGTACTGCGCGCAGACCGGGCACATCACGACCGAGCGGTTCGGCGAACGGATGGCCGAGCTGACGTCGACGCCGCTGGGCCGGCGGGCCCGGATCCGCCGGTCACAGGGGACCGAGCGGATCGCGTTCGGCAATAGCTACCTGAAGGCGTTCCCGCCGCGGGACGGCGCGCTGCGCGGTTCGGCGCTCGACCTGGTGATCGTTGACGAGCCGCAGGAAATTGACGCCGAGCTCGGCGTCCAGCTCGACCAGACAATCCTCCCGACGTTCACCACGCGCCGGCGGCGTCAACTGATCCTGATCGGCACCGCCGGCACCGACCAGTCGGCCTACCTGGCCCGCTACCTGGCGATGGCCCGGGCCGGCGCCGCCGGCGTCGCGCTGGTCGAATTCGGCGCCGACGACGACGACGACCCGACCGACCCGGCCGTCTGGTGGCGCGTTCACCCCGGCCTGGCCGCCGGCCTGACCGACGTCGACGCGCTGACGTCGGCGCTCGGCGTGATGGGCCCGAATTCCTTCGCCCGGGAATACCTGTGCGTGTGGGTCGCCGGCGCGTCCCGGGTGATCCCGGCCGCCGACTGGGCCGCAATACGTCACCGTGACGCAATACCCCGCGATGGATCCCTGCCGGTGCTCGGCGTCGACGTCGCGGTCGACCGCTCGGCGGCCGCTGTGGTGGCCTGCTGGCCGTCCCGGGCCGGTGTGCCGGTGCTGGAAGTGCTGGACTACGGGCCCGGTGTGAGCTGGGCCGGCCCGCGGATCGCCGAGCTGGTCGCCGCGCACCGGATCCCGATCGTCGCGGCGACCGCCGCCGGCCCGGCGCTGACCGTGGTCGCCGACTGCGAACGGCTCGGCGTGAAGGTGATCCAAACCCTGACCGATCGGGACTACACCGCGGCGTGCGCCGACCTGTACGACCGGGTGCGCGCCGGCACGATCTGGCACCGCGGCGAGCCTGCGCTGGACGCCGCGGTCGCCGGCGCCGGCCGCCGCACCGCCGGCGACGGCTGGGCCTGGTCCCGGCGCACGTCGACCGCCGACGTCGCGCCGCTGGTCGCCGGATCGGTCGCGCTGTGGGCCGATGGCCGGCGGCCGCCGGCACCGGTGCGGCCGGTCGCCTACGCCGGCTAGCCCGTTCTCGTCGAGCGCGCCGGCTAGCCCGTTCTCGAGCACGAATGACGCCGGTGTGATTCCCGGTGCTGGGAATGTCGGTATCCGGTGCCACGCTCGACCCTGTGCGCCGACTAGCCCGGGTCGACTGTGGATATGCATCGTTCCTGCCGCTGTGCCCGTCGTGTTCCTGGCGCGGCCTGCCGCGGTCGACCCGGGACGCCGCGGCCGCGGTCGCCGACCGGCACGCGGTCGCCGTGCACGCCGATAAGCGGGCCCGGGACGCCGCCGATCTGCGGGCCCGGCGGCTGGCCGAGGCCGGCAGTCGGATCGGGGCGGCCTGATGCCCGGCTGGCTCGGTCTGGGCCGCACCGCCGCCCTGGCAATGAGTGTGCCGACCGCGCCGGTCCTTTCACCGTGGGCCGACGATTCGTTCCTGGAACGCGTCGTCGTGCCCGATATCTGGCCCGACGCCGTGCCGCGGCCGATGACCCGCGGCGAGGCGATGGCCGTCCCGGCGGTGTCCCGTTCCCGTCACCTGATCTGCGCGACCCTGGCCGCGCTGCCGCTGGTCGCGTTGCGCGGCGATACCCCGCTTCCCGACGCCGATCAGCCCTACTGGTGTTACGGCACGGACGGCCAGCTCGGCGAGCTGGACGACGACGACCGGGTGCGTTACGGCCTGTACACCGGGCAGTCGCCGTTCCAACGGATGCTGTCCACGGCCGACGACCTGCTGTTCTGCGGCTGGTCGCTGTGGCTGGTCACCGCGGCCGCCGCGACCGATGGCCGGCCGCTGCGCGCGGTGCGGATCCCGTACGCGCTGTGGGATGTGGACCCGGACGGCCAGATAGTCGACCAGGACGGCCAGCCGTTCGACCAGCACCGGGTGATCCTGATCGAAGGGCCGCACGAAGGCGTGTTGACGTTCGGCGCCGCGTCGATCCGCGCCGCGTCGACGCTGGAAGCGACCGCCGCCGAGGTCGCCCGCACGCCGTTCCGGATCGGCGTGCACCAGACCAGTGAGATCACCCTGGATGCGACCGAGCGGGCCGCGATCGTGGCCGAGGTTCGCCGCGCGCTGGCCGATAACGGCGGGATCCTGTTCACCAACTCCGCGCTGGAACTGACCGAGTACCGGCTGGATTCCGGGGAACTGCTGGTCGGCGGCCGGCAGGCGGCCGCGCTGGACGTCGCCCGGCATATGAACCTGCCCGGCGCCATGATCGACGCCGAACCGACCGGCGGGAACCTGGCGTATTCGAACCCGATCAGCCGCAACCAACAGTTCCTGGATTACGGCCTGTCCAGCTATACCGACGCGATCGCCGCCGCCCTGTCAATGGATGCCGTGGTCCCGGCCGGCCAGCGGATCGCGTTCGACACGTCCAGCCTGACAACCCCTCTGGCGCCGACCACCGGCGCACCGACCGCCGATTAGGAAGGCTTCCCATGCCGACAACCCTGCGCCGTCACCTGTCCCTGGTCTGCGCCGAGCGAACCGTCCGCCGTCACCTGTCCCTGGTGTGCGCCGACGCCGTGATCACCGCCGCCGCCGGCCAGCCGGCGACCGACCGCACGCTGCGCGGCCTGGCGCTGCCCTACGCCGCGGACGGCCGCACCAGCGCCGGCCTGATCCGCGCGGCCGCCGGCCGCGTCCGGTGGGCCGCCGACCTGCGCCGGGTGAAGGTGTTCACCGGTCACGACCGGACCCGCCCGGTCGGCTACGTCACCGGGTTGACCGACACCGCCGCCGGCCTGGTCGCCGAGCTGCATATCGCCGCCACACCGGACGGCGACGCCGCCCTGTTGGAAGCCCGGGAAGGCACCCGGGACGCGCTGAGCGTGGAACTGGAAGACGTCGAACTGGACGACGAAACCGGCGAGCTGATCGCCGCCGAGCTGGCCGCGATCGCGCTGGTCCCGATGCCGGCATTCTCCGATGCCCGGATCGCCGCCGAACGCGCCGGCGGCGACGACGACGACGACGACGTGCCGGCCGATCCGCCGGCGCCGCCGGCGCCGCCGGCGTTCCTCCCGGCGCAGCGCGGCGCGGCCCGGGCACCGGCCGGCCTGACCGCCGCCCGGGACCGCCGCCGGCCGCCCGTCACGTTCGAAGCGGCGTGCGCCCGGGTGGCCGCCGAATTCCGGGCCGGCGACCGGTCGGCGGCGTCGCTGACCGCGGCCCTGGCGAACGTCACCCCGGCGTCGACCGGCTCGGCGAACACCGCGCCGCCACAATGGATCGGCGAGGTCTGGACGCCGGAGTATCTGGCGCTGGACTGGGCGAACGCGATCAGCACCGGCGTACTGACGTCGATGACGATCACCGGCTGGAAGCGCCGGCCGCCCGGCCCGGCGATCAGCCCGTACGCCGGCAATAAGGCGCCGATCCCGACCGATGGCACCCTGACCTATTCGCCGGTGACCGTGACCGCCGGCCGGCACGCGGTCGGCGCCGACTTCGACCGGATTTGGATCGACTTCGGCGACGAGTCGATCATGAACACCTGGATCCGGCTGGTGTCACAGGACTACGCGAAGAAACTGGACGCCGCGATCGGCGCCGCGATCCTGGCCGAAGCCACCGACGCCGGCAGCGCGGCCGACGTGATCGCCGCCGTCCGGTTGGCCGCGTCGACGCTGAAAACGGCCGGCGCGTCCGTGTCGTTCATCGCCCTGGCGCCCGATGTGTTCGCCGATTACCTGGATATCACCGCGGCCGAGGCGCCCTGGTGGCTGACCGGTTCGTCCGGTGTGGACCTGGCCGGCGCGTCGGCGAACGTCAACAACCTGCGCGTGTTCGAATCACCGGCGGTGCCGGCCGGGACGCTGGTCGCCGGCGACCGGCGGGCCGCGACTCAGTACACGCCGCGCGGGAACCCGTTCACCGTGCGGGCCGTCGACGTCGCGGACGGCGGGATGGACGTCGGCGTGTTCGGCTACTCGGCCGAGCTGGTGAACGACCCGCTGGGCCTGGTCACCGTCGCCGTTGTGCCCGTCCCGTAAGCCCGACCATGCCGACCTATGCGCCGACCTGGCTGGACGTCGCCGACGTCAAGGAACAGTTGCGTTTAGCGGCGGCCGACACCGGCGACGACGACCTGGTGACCCGGTGCGCGGCCGCGGTCGAACCGCAGGTTCAGCGGGCCCGCCCGGACGGCTGGCCGGCGGTGCAACCGCTGACGGCGCCGGTGTACACACCGGACGCCGAGACGTACCAGGCGGCCGTCATGCTGGCCGCCCGGCTGGTCCGCCGGCGCAACTCACCCGGCGGCGTCGAAACCTTCGGCGAATCGGTCACGTACGTGTCGCGCTACGACCCGGAAATCGCCCGGGCGTTGCGTACCGGCCTCTGGGCCCTGCCCGGTGTCGGCTGATGGCGCTCGACGTCGCCGGCGCCGTTCAGTCGGTCGTGGACCGGCTGACGGCCGGCGGCGTCCGCGCGACGCTGGACGAACGGGATATCAACCCGCCGTGTGTGTATGTGGCGCCGCCGGGCGTGGCGTTCCGGTTCGGCCGCGGCGACTTCACCGCGGCGTTCACCGCCTGGTGCGTGACCGGCGCCGCCGGCCGATCCGCCGACCTGTCCACGCTCGGCGACCTGCTGGAAGCGGTCGGGATCGCGCTGGACTGGGCCGGCGTCACCGCCGACCCGGCCGACCTGCTGATCCCGCACCAGGCGGCGCCGCTGCCGGCGTACCGGCTTACCTGGTCGCAACGCTTCACCCAACCGAAGGAGACAACGCCGTGACTGTTCTAGGGCCCGGGACGCTGACGATCGGCGCGACCGGCACCGAAATTGACGTGTCCTGCCTGGTCAATTCGTGCCGGATCGCGGCCGCGAAGGACCAGAAGGACTCGACCCAGAAATTGTGTGGCACAAAGGTTCCCGGCGCGGTGACCTACACCGCGTCGCTGAAAGGCAACGTCGACGTGGACGCCGAGGAAGGCGCGGCCGGCCTGTTCGGCCTGTCCTGGTCGGCGCCCGGCACCGAACAGGACTTCACCTTCGAACCGAACACCGCCGCCGGTGTGTCCGCGGCCGGGACGCTGGTGATCGACCCGCTGGATCTGGGCGCCGACGAATACGGCGCGGTACTGACGTCCGACTTCGAATTCCAGATCAGCGGGACCGTGACGTTCACCTATCCGACCGGCGCGACGTTCGAACTGGTCACCGGCCAACCGATCCAGCGGCCGCGGCTGGCGCTGCCGGCGACGACCTGATGCCCGGCGCCGAGCTGGTCGGCGGCGCGACGTTCGCCCGGACGTTGCGCGGCTTCGCCGACCAGCTCGGCCACCTGGACGCCGCGCACACCGCCGCCGGCGGCGAGGTCGTGCGGCTGGTGCAGGGCCGGGCCCGCCGCCGCACCGGCGCCCTGGCCGCGTCGTTCGGCGTGACCGTCACCGACGCCGGCGCGCAGATCGGATCCCCGCTGCGCTATGCCGGCGTGCAGGAATTCGGATGGGCCCGGCACGGCATCACCCCGTCGCACGCGTTGACGTCATCGCTGGACGACGCGGCGCCGGCCGTCGAAACCCTCTACACCGCCGCCGTTGACGCGGCCCTAGCGAAAGTGCGTGGCAAGTGATGGCCCGAAACAACCTGGCGCCCGTTGACGACGTGGAACTGCCGGCCGGCCCGTTCGACGTGCCGGTCGACCGCGCCGGCCTGACGATCCCGCGGCTGCGCGTCGTCCCGATCGACGGCGACCCTTACGAGGTCCAAGCACTCAACCCGGACATGATCAACTGGGAGGAAACCGCCGCCCGGCACGGCTGGAAGGCGAACACACCGGGCGTGGCGCCGTTCAAATGGTTGACGTTCCTGGCGTGGTCCGCGGCCCGCCGCGGCGGCCTGACCGATCTGTCGTGGGAACAGTTCGCGGCGACCACGGCGCAGGTCACCGACGTGTCCAAGCCGGCGGACACCGCCCGCCCTACCCTGCCGGGTCCCGATCCCGGCTGATCGTTGAGATAGCGGTCGCGACGTCGACCGCGCCGGCGGCCTGGCGCGGCGAGGATGACTGGACGTTGGCGACCGTGCTGGACGTATTGACCGAACAGGCGAACGCGATCAGGAAAGGCGGCTAGCCGGTGGCCCGGTCGATCGAACTGCTGGTGCGGATCGCGGTCGACGCCGCGGCCGCCGGCGCCGATATCGACAAGGCGGCCAGCTCGGCCGAGCGGTTCGGCCAGGGTGTGCAGACGATGGCCGTCCCGGCCGCGGTCGCCGGCGCCGCCGTCCTCGCGTTCGGTAAGTCGGCGATCGACGCCGCGTCGGCCGCGCAGCAGGCAATGGGCGGCGTCGACGCGGTGTTCGGATCCAGCGCCGACCAGGTGAACAGTTGGGCCGCCGACTCGGCGAACGCGGTCGGCCTGTCGACCGCCGCCTACGATCAGCTGGCCGCCGGCGTCGGCGGCGCGTTGACCGGGATGGGTGTCGCCACCGACGACGCCGCGCAATCCACGCATGATCTGATGCTGCGGTCGGCCGACCTGGCATCGGTGTTCGGCGGGACCACGGCGCAGGCGGCCGACGCGATGACGTCGGCGTTCCGCGGCGAGTACGACTCACTCCAACGGCTGATCCCGGGCATGTCGGCGGCCGCCGTGGAAGCGCAGCAGACCGCCGACGCGCAAAACGGCCTGACGTTCGCCAGCGAGGACGCCGCCCGGGCGCACGCGATCACCGCCGTGATCATGGATAAGTCGGCGGCCGCGGCCGGGAACTTCGCCAAAGAGTCGGACACCGCCGAGGGCGCCGCGCAACGCTCGGCGGCGGCCAGCGAAAACGCCGCGGCCGCGATCGGCGCCGGCCTGCTGCCCGCGTACACCGCGCTACAGGGTGTCCTCGCGTCGGTCGGCGGCTGGATGCAAGACAACGCAACGCTGGTGACCGTGCTCGCCGGTGTGCTCGGCGGCCTGGCCGCCGCCGTGCTGATCGTCAACGCCGGGATGGCCGTCGCGTCCGCGGCGACCGCCGCCTGGACCGCCGTGCAAGCGGTCGCGTCCGGGATCACCACCGGATTCACCGCCGTAATGGGCGCCCTGAACGCGGTGATGGCCGCGAACCCGGTCCTGCTGGTCGTGCTGGCCGTCGCCGCCCTGGTCGCCGGGATCATCCTGTTGTGGAACAACTGCGAGGCGTTCCGCACGTTCGTCCTGGCGATGTGGCAGGCGATCGCGTCCGCGGCGACCGCCGCCTGGTCGGCGATCAGCTCGGCCGCGTCCGCCGCCTGGAACGCGATCAGCTCACTGGTCGGATCCGTGATCGGCGCGATCAGCTCGGCGGTGTCCGCGGCCGGGAACCTGATCGTCGGGATCTGGAACACCATCCGTAACGCCGCGTCGTCGGTCTGGTCCGCGATCGGGTCGCTGGTGTCCTCCGTGGTGTCCGGTGTCGCGTCCGCGGTCGGCGGCATCGTCGGCGGCATCATCGGCGCCTGGAACGCGATCCGCTCGGCCGCCGAGTCGGCCTGGAACGCGATCAGCTCGGTCGTGTCCGCCGTGACGTCCACCATCAGCTCGACCGTCGCCGGCATCGTCGGCGGCATCCAAGCGGTCTGGTCGGCGATCCAACGGGCCGGCGAGGCCGTCTGGGGTCCGATCCAGTCGGCCGCCGAGTCGGCGATGGGCGTGATCATGGGCCTGATCGACTCCGTGATGGGCGCGATCAGCGGGATCGGCTCGGCGATCCAGTCGGCGATCGGCTGGGCCGGTGACCTGCTGTCCAAGATCACCGGCGCCGGGAACGCCGCCGCGGCGGTGCCCGGCGGGACGTCCGTCGCCGCGGCCGGCGTGACCGGCTTCACCGCCGGCACGTCCCCGTCGCTGGCCCGTTCCGGTGTGCTCGGCGCCCGCGCGGTGCCGGCGACGACGGCGGCCGGCGGGACGACGATCGTCGTACAGGGCGCGTTGGATCCCGACGCTGTGGCCCGGCAGATCGGCGCCCTGCTCCGCGGCCGGGACCGCCGCGCCGGCGCGGTGATCCTGTGACCGGCCCGGCCGCGCAGCCGCCGACGTGCGTGCTGTGGGTCAACGGCGCCCGGTACGCGGACGGCCAGCCGGCCGAGGATCCGGCCGCGCCGGTCGCGTTGACCGGCCTGCGCGTGGTCTGGGGCCGGGACACCACGATCGACCAGCCGGCGCCGGCGACGTGCACGTTCGACGTGCTGGACCTGCCCGGCGGCGCCCGGTTCACCGCAGGGTTGACCATCGGCGCCCGGGTACAGGTACGGGCCGACGCGCTGGTGTACCCGGACCCGACCGTCCCGACGATCACCGACCCCGGCTTCGAAACCGCGGCCGCCGGCTCGGCGGTGTCGACCGCCGGCACGAACGCGCGACCGGTGAAGGTGTCGACCGCGTACGCGCACACCGGCGCACACTCGGCCCGGGTCGAACCGGTGAACGGCGACCGGGCCGTCCGGGTGATCTTCCCGCCGGCGCCGTTCACCCCGACCGACCCGGCCGGTTGGGATGGTGTTCCCCGTACCCTGGCCGGCCAGTCGTGGCGCTACGGGGCCGCTGTGCGGCCCGCTACGGCCCTGGCGGCCGTCGCCCGGGTAGCGGTGCACCCGGTGACGTTCACCCGGCCCTGGCCCGGCACTGAGCGGGTACTGAGCAACACCGCCGCCGCCGGCGCACCCGACGCCGGCGGCTGGGCGGTGCACACCGGCGACGTCACCCCGGCCGCCGGCGTGTGGCTCGGCGTGGCCGTCGACATATGGCCGACCGGGCCGGCGTGGCGGGACCTGCCGCCGGCGCTCACCTGGTCGGCGATCCCGCCGGCGCTGGTCTGGGCCGAGGTCGCCGCGACGTACGTCGACGATCTGGTGATGCTGGCGCCGGCCGCCGGCGCGTCCCGGGCCGGTGAGGTGTTCACCGGCCGGATCACCGACCTGGCCGCCGAGTGGGATCCCGACGTCGGCGACGCCGGCGGGACCGTCGTCCGGGTCACCGCGCAGGATGACACCGCCGAGCTGGCGAACCGGTACGTCGGCGCCGAACCCTGGTCGGCCGAGGCGTTGTCGGCGCGGTTCGGCCGGATCCTGACCGCCGCCGGCCAGGCGATGCAATACACCGTCGACCCGGCGCCCGGCGCCATGCAAGTGACCTACCGGGACGTGGACAACCAATCGGCCGGCGGCCTGCTGGCCGACCTGGCCAAGTCGGTCGGCGGCGCCCTGTGGTCGGCGACGTCGCTGTCCACCGGCCCGTATCTGCGGCTGGAAGATATCAACACCAGGGCGGCGACCCAGACACTCGCGATGGACGCCGGCGGCGTGATCCGCATCGTCCCGGCCAGCTCGGTCGGCGGGCACGGCCTGACGATCAGCGCGTGCGACGTACTGCTGGACCCGATCCAATGGGAACAGGACGTCGGCGACGTCGCGACCCGGGTCGCGATCGGCTGGAAGGACCAGACACCGGATCCGGTCAAGCCGGTCGACAAGACCGTGACCGTGGTCGACACCGCCGCCGAATCGGCGATCGGTCAACGCCGGGTGCAAGTCTCGACCGAGCTGGCCGTCCAGACCGACGCGCAGAGCGTCGCCAATTCGATCCTGGCCCGGCTGCGGGCCGGCGGCTGGCGGATCCGCGGCCTGACGTACCGGGTCGACCCGGCCGACCCGATCGACGCCGCCGGCATCGCCGCGGTGATGACGATCCTGGACGCGACGACCCGGATCGGGTTGCCGATCCTGCTGACCGACGTCCCGGCCTGGTCGCCGGCGCCGACGACGGCCGACGTCCCGCTGTATCTGGAAGGCGCCGTGCTGACCAACGACGCCGGCGCGTGGACGCTGGAACTGATCACCAGCAACGCGGTCGGCACCGGCGCCGCGACGGCGCCCTGGAATAGCCTGCCCGCCGATTGGTCCTGGAACGAATGGGATCCCGCGATCCGCTGGTCCGACCTGGCCGGCGTCGGCCCGCCACCATAACGACGAAAGGACATACCCGATGGGGCAAGTACTGACCCCGGTCTATAAATGGCCGTACCCGGATTCCGTCGACCCGACGAAGGACGGCGCTACCCGGATGGGCGCCCTGGCGAACGCGATCGACGCGTCGCTAAACGCGAAGGTCGGGTTACAGATTGTGCAAGGCGCGCAGACCGTCGTCACCACGAACGCCGGCGGCGCCGCGACCGTGACGTTCCCTAAACCGTTTACCAACGTTCCCGGCGTCGCGATCATCGGGTGCACGACGGCGCAGGATTCGATGCAACCGCAGGCGTTCATCTTCACCGCGCAGACCACGGCCACCTATTTCACCTGTTACGTCAAGAACAACATCGGCAACGGCTGGATTGTGTCGACCGCGGTGCGGTTGTCATGGGTTGCGATCGGTGCCGGATGACCGAGCCTGAACCGCCCGTCGACGCGCCGCCGTACGCCGAGGCCGTGCCGCCGCCCTGGATGGCCGACGCGACACCGGAGGAATTAGCCGGCTACGGCACCGACGAAAACCCTTGGCCGCCACCGCCTGACGATTGGGCGTGATCGCATGACCGACGATCCGCACGTCTGCGGCCGGGACTGCCCGCCGGCGTCCCGGGATCCGCTGGGCGTGGACCCGGGCCGCGTCGAACCGCGCGGCGAACCGCCGGCGCACCCGGCGCTGCCCGAATGCCCGCCGGGCCCGGTCGCCCTGGCGATCGCCCGCCGGCTGGCCCGCGAACGGCTCGACCGATGGAAGGCGGCGCACCCGGAATGAGTAGCGGCTATTCGTACAATGGTTGGCCGGCGAATTCCGACCCGGCCGCGATCGGCGTCGTCCAGTCCTTATGGTTCCCGGGCGGCGCGAAAGCCGGCGACGTCACCACGGTAATGCGGTACGTCGCCGAGCAATTCAACGCACGCGTGGAACCGATCGTCGGCGGCTGGTGTTGGGGATACACGTACAAACAAAACGTGAACAATCCGTCGTCGTTGTCCTGCCACGCGTCCGGGACCGCGCTGGATATCAACGCACCCGATCACCCGAATGGTTCCGGCGGGACGTTCAGCGACGCGCAGCGCGGCCAGATATACGCGATCCTGGACGAATGCCAGGGCGCCGTGTCGTGGCTGGAAGGTTACGACGAAATGCACTTCGAAATTCAGGTGTCGGCGGCCGAGCTGGCCGACGTCGCCGCGTCGCTGCCGGCCGGCGGCGGCCCGCCCAACACAGGGGATTGGTTCGATATGGCAACCGAGGATGACCTGTACCGCGTGGTGAACGACGTGCTGGACGCTCGGCTCGCCGATATCGGCGTCACCGTCTGGACGACCGGTATCAACGAGCAGGGCGCGGCGAACGCGCTACTGGCGCAGGCGGCCAGCATGGCGCAATCCGCCGCCGACCAGTGCGCGGTGATGCCGACCGCCGTCTGGACGAAGGGGATCACCGACGAAACCGACGCCGGCAAGGCGAACGCGCTACTGGCGAAGGCGGCCAACGGCTGACCCGGTGTGGGCTAGGCCGGCGTCGACCGCGGCCGGGCCGGCGGACCAGCCGCCGACCCAACCGCACGAACACACCGGCCGGCACACCGGGCCCTGGCGCTCGATACGGCACCAGTGCCCGGCGCCGGTCACCGGCGGCCGCGTAAGTGCTCGGCGCCGGCGGCGATGGCCCGCTGGTCCGCCGGCTGCCCGGCCCGGTCGGCGCGTAACGCCGGCGTGGACCAGCCGCAGACGCACCAGGCGACCCGATCCTGGACCGATACCGCGTGCACCGGCGGCGGCGGCGGCGCGGTGACCCGGCGGCCGGTGCGGCGGTTATTCGTCGTCGTCATCGGTGTCCCCTTCGCCGAACAGAGGTTCGGTCACGATCGGCGCCGGCGGGCCCGGCTCGGCCAGCTCGGCGGACTGCGCGGCCAGCCGCCGCGCCGTCCGGCACGTCATCCAATGGTTGTGACGGATCCCGCACACCGCGCAGGTGAGGTGATCGGTCACGCGCGGCCGCCCTGCCCGTACCGCAGCCACAGCCGCACCGCTTCCCGCCGGTCGGCGTGCGTGTGCGTCCATTCACCGCCCGGCCGCCGGCACGGCCGGCCCGGCTCGGCCCGGCACGTCCGGCAGTACCAGCCGGCCGGATCGCCGCCGCCGAGCGCCGCCGGCGGCGCCGTCATCACGTCCCGGTTCACCCTGGCCGCCGTCACCGCAGCCGCGCCGGCTGCGCGCCGCGGCGGCGCGTCGACTTGACCAGGTGGCCGAACCGCTGGTGCGCGGCCTGCCGGCTGATGCCAAGCTCGGCGCCGACCTGCGCCCATGAGTAGTGATCGTCTTGCACCAGGCGGATCACGGCCTGGTCCATCACGCGCTGGTGGATCTGCGCGACCCGATCCAGCTCGGCCAGGGTGACCGTCCCGGCGGCCGCGTAGGTCGCCCCGTAGGCGGCCTGGCGTGCCTGCTGTGCCACGTAATCACCTCCCGGTAGGCGGCGGGCCCTACGGGCGGCGTTGCGGGCCGCCCTGGCCCGGTAGTGCCGCAGCTCGGCGGCGTCATCGGCGAATACTCTGGATCCCATCAGTTGGTCCTCTCATGACCGGCTGATCTGGCCGCGGGCCGATTGCACCCGGCCCGCGGCCGCCCTGTTCCGGGCGAGCCTCTATCGTACCGCTAAACGCAACGTTCCCTTGCATTCGGACGGGTGATCCGCCGCACGTCGAATCACCCGGCCGCCGCGTAACGCCGACCCGTTCAGCGGCCGCCTAGCCCGGTCGGACCAGACCGCCGGCACGGCCCGTCGCCAATTTCACTGCGGCGGGTAATCCCATCGGTGTCATTCCCGGGCGGCCCTGGCCGCCGCCGAGCGGCGCCGTCTAGGCTTCGCCGCGACGTCTTACCCCGTCCCGCGGCCGATCAAACCGCCCGATCCGGTGAGGCGGAGTCGGCCAGCCTGGCCGGCGCCGGCGACCAGCCGGTTACCCGGGACCGATCCCTGATCCGTTGCGCCCGGCGGTGTCCGCCGGCGTCGGGGCCGAACGGCCGCCGCAACTGTCGGCGACGGATAGGGGATCTTGAATCTGCGAACGGTAGGGCGGCGTGTCGTGCCCTTGCCCGGGTGATGCCTGCCCTACCGTCCCGCAACACCGGCGCAGCGTTCGAACCGCCCGCCGGCCCTGACCGCACGTAGCACCGTGCGACCGGTGCCAACGATATAGGCGAACCGGCCGCCCTGGCCGGAAGGAACACACCGCCGTTATGTCGATCACCGTCGCCGACAAGATCACCGAGTCACCAGCAGGGGAATTCGCGCCGATGGCGCCGGCCGCGATCCGGGAAGCGTTGCGCGGTAACTCCGATGCCCTGGCCCTATGGCTGGAAGCGCAATCCAAGCCGGTCGGCTGGTCACTGGGGAACCGCGACCGGATGGCCCGGGATCTTGGCTGGACCGCGTACCGGATCCGCCGGGCGATCCGCGACCTGCGCCGCGCCGGCCTGTACCTGGTCGAACGGATACAGGACGCCGCCGGCCGCTGGTCGACCGCGTGCCGGTTCATCGCATCATTGGGCGCATCGCCGCAGGTCACACCGAAGGCAGGTTTACCGGAGGTCGGTAACCCGGCCGGTATTCCTCCCGTTAGAGAGAATAGAGAGAGGGGCGGCCCGCACCTGCCGGCGACGTGCCGGCGGGAAGCTGCCGGCCTGGCGTGCCGTGACTGCGCGGCGTACGTCGCCGAGCACTCGCCGCGCTGGCCGGCCCGGGCGGCCGCGCCGACGTACCGCCCGGCCGCGGAAGTCCTTGCCGCGGAAGGCATTCAGCGCCGCCGCGTGGTTGGCAGCCTGGATCGGTGCGAGCACGATAAGCGCGCCGTCGCCTGCCTGGCGTGCGCGTCCGCCCGGTTCGGCGGCGGCTGAGAATGTCGGTACCCGGTGATACACCGGGCGCCATGCCACCGATCAGCCTGACGATCCCGGCCAGCCAGGCGGCGGCGATCGCCGCCGAGGTCGACACGCAACCGGCCGGGATCGACGGCGACGCCGATCCGCTGGTCCGCGTGTGGATCGGGCCGGCGCTGGAACTGGTGCTGCCGATGGCGGCCGCCGACCGGCTGGCCGACGCGCTGATCGACGCGCTGGCCGTCGACGTGTCGCCGAGGTTGAACTGGTGAGCCGATCCCGCCGCTACGACGACGCGGTGCGCGCCGCCGCCGACTGCATCCACGAGCAACCCGGCGGCGACATCATCCGACCCTGGACGAACACGCCGGCGTGTGCGCTGTGCCGGCGCCGTCACCCGGTGCACTGGATCCGGCTGCGCGACCCGGACGAACCGACGCCGGCGCACGTCGTTCCGATCGCCGGGACCCGGGCCCTGTTCCGCGTGCCGCCGGCTCGGCCCTGATGTGGACTGGCTCGGCGCCCTGCTGGTCAAGCTCGGCGCCCTGGCGCTGGCCCGTCGTGTTCGCCGATGGCGCAACACGCGCCGCCGACCCGGCCGGCACGAACGTCCCGACCACCACGCGTGACCGATGCCTGCCCGCCGCCGGCTGACCGAGGGCCGGCCGCCGTGGGGCGGCGCCCGGGCCAAGCGGTTGAAGCTCGCCGTCCTGGCCCGGGACTACGACGACCGACTCGGCTACACGCCGTGCCATCACTGCGGCAAGCCGGCGACCAGCGCCGACCATTACCCGGTGGCCCGGATCGACGGCGCACCCGACACGCTGGATGCCCTGGTCGCCGCGTGCCTGCCGTGCAACGTGTCGCGTGGCGTGGCGATGTGGCAGGAGCGGGGCCGGCCGCCGCCGCCGTCCCGGGTCTGGTGAACGATGGCCCGGTGCGTCGCGTCGTCACGATCCAGATCGGGTGGGTAGCGCTGGCCGGGATCCTGGTCCTGGTCGCGCTGCTGGCGCTGGCCGTGCGCCGCCCGGTCACCCCGCCACCGATCGGCGTCGACCCGGCCGCGGTGCGCGCGGCGTGCGAGCAGTACGCCTCGCTGGACCTGAGCGGCTGGGCGAGGATCTGCGCGGACGCCGGGTACCAGCAGACCGTGACCATGCCCGAGGATCTGGACCGCAGCCGGTGACCCGGCCCGGCCCGGCGTGGTGGCTGGTCTGGTGCGCCGTGATCACCGTGTGCGTGGCGTGCTGGCTGGCCGTCGTGCTGGTCGCCGTCGCGCTGTGGCCGCGGTGAAACGCGCTGGCGCGTAACAGTTTTTTTCCCGGCGGCCGCGGTGCCAGTAGG